TGCCTATAAAAAAGGCGGCGTGAAATGTGTCGTGCAAGATCGGAAAGGAAAAGCATATGTGGTTCCGTATGCGAACAATAAGACCGTATATCACTTTGCGGCCGAAAATGTAATCAATGCCACACATAAGAGGAGCACTGCAGGAATGGTTACTCGTGTGAAAGTGATAGGTCAGGAGGATGATGATGGAAAAAGCGCGGTGGAAGCTGTGCTGAACGGTAGTACAAAATATGGCGTACGGCAGAAAATAGTTCGAAGGGGAACTGATGAAAGCCTTGAGGATGCTAAGACATCGGCACAGACAATTCTCGATGAAGAGGGAGAAGTTCAGGAGGAGATGACTGTTAAGGCACCTGATATTCCATGGGTGCGCAAAGGGGACCTGGTTCATGTAACGGTTGGAACCATGAATGCGTACTACTATGTTATTGGCATAAGGCATGATGTAGACAGCCGCAGCATGACACTGGATCTTCATGTACCATTCAAAGAATATGAGAAGAAAGCACAGCAGACGGTACAGAAAAAATCTTACAATGTGGGCGATATTGTGAATTTCCACGGCGGAACACATTACGTTAGCTCTTATGCGGGATCCCGTGGATACAACGCAAGAGCTGGACGAGCAAAAATAACCATTAAGAACGGATCGGGGAAATCCCACCCATGGCACCTGATACATGTGGACAGTTCAAGCAATGTATATGGATGGGTGGACGACGGAACATTTGATTAAGGAGGGATGACGATGGCGTTTGATGGACATGCCGGAACAAACAAACTGGCAAGGACGCTTCATAAAAGAATGAAAAGCATGTCAGACTCTCCCCTTGTTCTTGATTTTGGAAAAATAGAGTCTGACTATGGGCTGATAACAAATACCTTCCCGGTAAAAATTCCAAATGGAGATTATACAGTGTGCCGGCATGTAACAGGTATGTCTCTTGGAGCTTCGGGCGGTAGTCATGGCGGGCATGAATATGGCAACGGTTCACATTCGCATTCCATACCGGTCCCCGGATTATCGCCGGGTGATCACGTGCTTGTGGCATGGGTACAGAATGAAGCGGTAGTCATTGATGTGATCAATTAGGGGAGGTGAAAACATGGACGAAGAAAATACGTTATTTCCCGTGGAGGAATCCCCCGAATTTATCGATGACGGAGATCAATTAGATCGGGATTACCATTATACGGTTGCGTGGGATGTTGAAAAACAGGATTTTGTCCTCAATGGAAAAGGGCAGATGGAGCAGTGCGATGGCGTGGAAGGGTATAAAGTATGGTGTTGCAAAATGGCTCTTACACAGCGATATGACTGCGCAGCTTATCCAGACGAAATTGGAACTGAATTGAACGAGGCTCTGGCAGAGGACAGTGAAAAGGCGGTTGAGTCCGCGATAGAGAGAACAATATCGGAGGCGTTGATGGTGAATCCAAGGACGGAATATGTTAGGCAATTTGAATTTGTTTGGAATGGCGATGCTGTAAGTGTTTCGTTCGTTGTTAAGGGAGTGGATATTGACGAGTTTAAAGTTTCAATATAGCGAGGAGGTGAAATGAGTGAATGCATGGAGTAAAGAATTTACGCCACCGGAATTCGTGGGTTATAGCGAGCCGGAGGAAATACAGCAGAGGATGATGAGCGAACTTCCGGAAGGTATTGATGATATGCTGGGAGGATTCCCTTATGATTTTACAATGCCAACGGCGATTGAAAAGTCAGAACTGATTCAGTTTCATATGGTCCGGACGCTCATGCTCATGTTTCCGATGTGGGCGTGGGACGATTGGCTCGATCTACACGCAGCAGCGGCAGGCATAGAACGCCGTCCGGCTGGTTATGCAAGCGGTAAAATCGATGTTACCGGAGATCCGGGAACCATAATTCCGAACGGAACAATTTTTTGTACGGAGGCAACAGATGTATCTCCGGCGTTGGAATATTCATCTGATGAATCCATGGCAATACCAGATGATGGTATAGTTGAAATCTCAGTGACTGCTGTTGAGCCTGGAAAAGAGTCTAATACAAATGCGAACACAATAAAATTTTTGCTGAATAACATAAAGGGCGTTTCGTCAGTAAAAAATTCTGAAGCGATTACTGGTGGTACGGACATAGAAAGTGACGAGTCTCTGCGGCAGAGAATAGAAGAAAAGTGTACGCAGGAAGGAGTAAGCTATATTGGAAATGATGCTGATTATATCCGATGGGCGAAGGAAGTGGTTGGAGTGGGAGATTGCATCGTGGATGCAACATGGAATGGACCAGGAACGGTTAAGCTTATAATTGTAGACTCAAATGGATCTCCGGCCAATGAGCGATTGATACAAGATGTATATGACCATATTGTTTCTCCAAATGATCGTTCGCAGCGTTTGCTCCCTACAGGAAGCGCAGAGCTGACCATAGTTCCGGCTACTATTAAAAATGTGTCATATACATGTACTGGCTTAGTTTATGATGAAACGACAGACATACCTACAATTATAAGCGCTTTTAAAAATCTTGTCCTACAGGAATACTCAGAATCAAAATTCGATGGAGTTCTGATTTATAACCAGATTCGCCCCCTTATTACGGATATTCCTGGAGTGTCTGACTTCGATACGTTTTTGATAAACGGGAGTGAAGAAAACATAGTCTTAGACAAGGGAGAGTACCCAGCGACAGAAAACGTGGATTTCAGTTAGGAGGGATTTTATGAATATAGAAAATTTTCCGACATCTGAATCTGCCAAAAAGATGATGGGATACATAACAGGAAATGAATTCTATGGAAAATCCTATGTGGGAAAATGGATCTTTCAGGTAATGGGGAAAGAGATGGACGATGCACATCTCCGCATTGAAGAGGAACTCCCATATCAGGCATTTCCTGAGACGGCAACATGGGGGCTCCGGTATCATGAGGAGAAATACGGCCTTCCGGTAAGAGAGAATTTGACTTACGAAGAACGCAGAAGGCTCATACTGGAAAAAAGGAATACCAGAGCCCCCATGAATCCATATATGATGGAAAAAATACTGGAAAATATAATCGGAAGAAAGATTCGTGTAAATGATGAAAATACACCTATCAATACTTTTACAGTCGAGATTGAACCCGGCGAAAATTCGGTTGATGTTATAGCTGCGATAAAGAAATTAAAAGAGATTAAGCAGTCTCATGTGGCGTTTACGTTTTCGTTCACATCGCTTGCCAGAATAGAGATATGCGGTCATACACAAAAATGGAAGACATCGTATACTCAGTGCGGTACAACACCGATGGTAAGTACCGGCCTTGGACTTTCAGAAATAGGAATAGATGTAGTTCCGTCAACTGATTATTGCAAAACAGAAGTACCTCTAACTGGTGAAATGCATAAATCCGGTCAATATCCTATCACAAGCGTTGGAATGGAACTGTTGGATAATAACATTGATGTATCAGGACAAGGAAGAGGACTTTCGGTTGTATATCCAAACACGGGTGAACATGTCAAAACAGGAATATACCCAAATACGCAGGCGAGCGCTAGGTATTCATCCGTGGAAATTAATGCAGAAGCAGAAGGGGAAGGACACATTTATCACAGTAAATTGACAGGCACAGATCCAAAAGTAAGTGTCCGGTCGGCAGAATCCGATAACGGAGTGGTTCCAGAGGTTGCCACAGAGGCGTATCAAGTCAGATACAAGCTCTGTGGAGATGCCTTTGAGATATAAAAAAGGAGGTATGCAGATGAAGCTATTGACAAGCAAGGCAATCCAGGGATATCGCGATTACACGAAACGTACGATTGCCTATGCGAAGTACAAAGTCGGTTCGACTTATCACAAGACGAAGATCGAATCGGTGAATGTAACGGAAGACGGGATTGTGGAAGTCCGATTTAAGATCGAAGCAGCTACCACAGGCGCCGCTACTGTTACAGAAATCCAATTGTATGACACAAATAATGACTTATGGCTCTCTAAACAGGAATCCTTAGAAATGAATTCTGTTGCAGAGGGCTTTTATTATGTCTGCCAGTTGGAAATCAGTGAAAGGGAGGTTGAAGAATAATGCGAGAACTTGTGAACTGGAAAGATCATGTGGTTCAGTATCCCGGCAGGTTTGAGGAACAGGATTTGGGCGGAGGGCTTGTGCAACATACACCGTCTCCGGGAAAAGTAGAACAACAAGGAACTCCTCAGAATGCGACAAATTTCAATATTATGGACCTGGCTGCATTTGAAGCAATGCTTATGGCATCGGAAAATGCTCGCGAACTTCTCCAGGTCAATCGTGATCTTGCTGCGATTACGGGAGAAAAAATACAGGTTACGCTGACAAATTCTCAGCAGTATCCACACAATAATTCTAAAAAAACCGTGCAGCTTTCTAATCAGAGGAACAACATGGATTATACGGTTGAATGCGAAGTAGTCAGCGTGACGGGAGGCGCTGTTGGAGAGTTTGAATTCAGCGACAAACTTCTGAATGGCTTCAAAATCGCTTATACCGGTTCTGCAAGCCAGGTGATTGTAAACTGCTATGTGAGAGGAGGCATTTAAAATGGCGAATATTATTGTCAAAAATGATGATCGCAGAAAAGAAGAAGAACATGTAATGAGGAGCTATGGAGTTGATCGACGCGATCCGTCCATGAGGGAAGCGGCGGAGATCGCAGCGGCCCGTACCAGAGAAGCAGTAAACATGGCTCAGAACAGAAGGAGGTATTTATGATGAAAGTAACGCATCTGCCGGAGGACGGCACAAATTTTATCCCCTATGAGGTCATGGGGAAGATTATCAGCTTCAATGATGGAGATCTGATGTTTGACGCATCCAAAAAGGAGAGAGACTACGAAGTGGTTATCGATATTTGCCAGGATTACACCGGCGCTCTGGTGATGGGGGCCTCAAGCGGTGAAATATATGTAGCACAGCTTGTTGTGCCGGCAAGGGAGTATATCGAAACTGAGTCGGAAAATCCGGATTACAATCCAGAGTCAGAAGAAGGAACCGAATCCCAGACAATTACGAGCAGGGAGCCGGTTCCTTTTGATATTGAAAAGTGTGAACTTAGATTATGGGAAATGGAGGTTTAAATAATGCCGAATTTTGATGATTTTAAATTAGCGATAGAAGCGATGTCGGGCGGTAAGAATACCGTCCTTTTTGATGACATGGAAATGCCATCTGTAATGGTTCCATTTCCGAAAATGAATATTTCGGAGATCATGGACGGAGGCAGTCAGAACATTCATCCAGGATTTAAAGTAGGCGGAGTAGACAAAGATAAAATTTATGTTGGGAAGTATCAGAGTATCGTCTTGAATGAGCGCGCATATAGTCTTCCGATGCGTGATCCGAAAACATATACCACTTTCGATCAGGCTCTTACCTACTGCCGAAACAAAGGAAATGGGTGGAGCCTAGTTCCGTATTCCCTTTGGAGTGCGATTGCTCTGTGGTGCCGGAAAAACGGAACCATGCCGAGAGGAAACAATAACTATGGTAAAGATGTTTCTTACCCCCATGAGAAAGGAATCCCTACAAGTTACGAAACATCTGGAGACCATAATGGAGAGCCTGCAAGGTGCGCTACCGGATCTGGACCTAACACATGGAGCCATAACTGGATGCCTGACGGAATTTTTGATTTGAACGGAAACGTATGGGAATGGTGCGCCGGTATGCGCCTGAAGGATGGAGAAATCCAGATTATCCCATATGCCAACAGCATGCTGGCCGAAACGAATATGGGGGCTCAGTCTACTGAATGGAAAGCAATTAAATCAGATGGAACTCTTGTTGATCCCGGATCTGCAGATACCCTTAAATGGGATTGGGTATCCAGCAAGATCCAGTTAACCAATGGCGCTGTTACATACACCACGGATCAGGGAAATGGAGGACAGTACAAGGATATGACTCTGGTATCTGGCTTGAGCGCAGCACCGGAACTGGCAAAAGCCCTGTTGCTGTACCCGGATGAACCTGGCGGAGACTACGGCGGAGATTATCATTACTTGAATACCACGGGAGAGCGGCTGCCGTTATGCGGGGGCGGGTGGTACAATGGCTCCACCGCCGGCGTCTTCACCGTCTATCTGTACAATCCCCGCTCGAGCTCCGGCTCCGACGTCGGCTTCCGCTCCGCTTTTGTAGATCTGTAATCTGTTGCACTGTGTTCTGCACCCTCCCACGGTAGTGGGAGGGTATTATCAGGCCCTACACAATAACGGAATACGATATAAAATAACTATATCAGATGAAAAAGATTAAAATATGATAATATCGAAAGGAAGTTGGTCTATCGGAGGTTCCTAATGGAAGATCTCATTATATTGCAGAAAGCATTTGAAATGATGGAATATGGATATACTGCTCTGGCGCAGTATCCTAAAGCTGAGAAATTCGCTCTTGTAGTGGATATAAAACGCTGTATGCATAAGATTTTGGAAAAGATAATCGAAGCAAATAAAAAATATTATAAAAAAACAACGCTTCAAGAATTGGATGTAGAAATTATGAAATTAAAGGCTTATTTACGCCTCTCGTATAATTTGAAATTTCTGCCACCCAAAAAATATGAGATTTGGAGCGCAAAGTCGGTAGAACTTGGCCGAATGGTCGGAGGATGGATTAAAAGTAGTAAAAAAGACTGACCTCATTTGGGAGCAGGATGCAGCGGCTGCCGTTATGCGGGGGCAGGTGGAACAATGGCTCCAACGCCGGCGTCTTCAACGTCAATCTGAACAATCCCCGCTCGAACTCCAACTCCAACGTCGGCTTCCGCTCCGCTCTACCTTCGTGGTCAGATGTTATAAACCCAAGGGTTTATATCCAGTACAGAAGGGTAAAGGATCCTGTTTCCGTTGCGATAGCAAAAAAAACTATTCAGCACAAGCCGAGAGTATCGATATTGAGAAATCCGCAGTGCTTTACAGGAAGTTAATATGTCGATTAGAAATGTTTTTTCAGATATCTGTTCCTTTGAAACATTGCTACAAGCAGAAAGGAACGTCAGAAAAGGGAGAAGATATGGAAAAGCGGAATTGAGTTTTTGGGCGAACCTCGAAGATAATATATACCGCATTTCAGAAGCCATTAGTAACCTTCGTTTTCCTCCGGACCGGTACTACTCGTTTTATGTATATGAGCCTAAGTTGCGAAGGATTATATCAGCCGATTATACCACCAAAATCATACAAAGGGCGGCGTATGATGTTCTGAATCCGATATTATGTAAAGGTTTTATATCAGATACATATGCATGTATCAAAGGGAGGGGACAGGTAAATGCAATGAAACGGCTGGCATCATGGGTGGATCAGGCAGCCGATAGCGGAGAAAATTGGTATTACCTGAAAATGGACGTAGAGAAATTCTTTTATAGGATTGACCACGATATCCTGATGAATATCATCAAAAAGAAAATAGGGGATAAAAAAACGGTTAGGTTATTGGAACACTATATTTGTGAAGCCTCTAGTCCTTTCGGACTTCCATTAGGGGTAAAAAATCCTATGGAAGTTGCTGAAGAAGATTTACTATGGGATGTCGGAATTACAATCGGTGGCGGACTATCCCATATGTATGGAAACATGTATCTTGACCAACTTGATCAGCTTGCAAAGAGAACATTCGGTATAAAGAAATATATACGGCTAATGGACGATACAGTGATCCTGCACCCGGACAAATCGGTTCTCCATAAATATAAAAAAGAGTTTTCTGAGTTTTTATCAGATGTATTACATCTGCGATTAAATAATAAGACGGCAATTCGACCTATAAATCAAGGAATGGAGTTTGTCGGATAC